AAAAATCTTTTCAGCAAACCCAAAGAACCACAAGGTTTGCACCGCATTGCACCATACAAAGTGGAACCACCTGCCACAGTTATGGTAGATGGACACGGTGATGCTCAGGAAGTCAAAGAAAAACCAAAAAAGGCACCAGCTAAAAAACGTCAATTTGATAAAAAACCAGCTGCCATAAAGGCTCCGGCCAAACCAAAAAAACCAAAAACACCAAAAACACCAAAATAAAAAAGCCCTACCAAGGGCTTTTTTGTTAAATATATAATGATAGAACTAATAGCAATACTGGTAATGACACACATTACCATAATTTGCGTCACTTTGTATTTGCATCGCGGGCAAGCTCATCGAGGTATAGAATTTCATCCCGTAGTTGAACATTTTATGCGAGCTTGGTTGTGGTTGACCACAGGTATGGTCACAAAACAATGGGTAGCAATACACAGAAAACATCATCGATACAGCGACGAATCTGGTGATCCACACAGTCCACAAGTTTATGGAATATGGACAGTTTTATTTAAGGGAGCATTGTTGTACAATGAAGCAGCAAAAGATCGTGTCATGGTTGATACATACGGCGTTGGCACTCCTGATGATTGGATGGAGCGCAACGTATACACTCCTCACTCCAGACTTGGCGTTGGCATTCTCCTTTTGCTCAACCTCTGGGTCTTTGGTTGGATTGGTGCCGTAATTTGGCTTGTACAAATGGCGTGGATCCCATTCTGGGCAGCCGGTGTTATCAATGGAGTAGGACATTGGTGGGGGTATAGAAACGGCAAAACCAAAGATCAATCTAGAAACATTTTACCCTGGGGTATTCTTATTGGCGGTGAATGTTTGCATAACAATCACCATTTAGATCCTGCTAATCCAAAATTGAGCAGACGTTGGTTTGAGTTTGATATTGGTTGGATGTGGTTAACTGTGTTTAGATACTTAGGTCTTGCTAGGCTTCGTGTACATTGACTGATTTATAAAAAACCCCGCGGGGCTTTTTTATTGACTAGCCAACTAGCAGTCTTAACAGACCTATCGAATCAATAGTGGTGAGCAAAATGTAATTGGCCAGCATACCAAAACTTTTACGAGTCCAGGCGGCCCAGGCATATATCATACAACCCGAAATCCACATGGGGTATAGTAAGAAAAACGGAGGGGTTGGTACTGTGATTGCAAATATAATAGATGTTGCTATACTTAGGGCCCAGGCCACCACTTCAAGACAAAATCTAAATGGATGTGTACGAAAATCTTCTCGTATCCAATCAACAATGTTATTTAATATACTGTTCATAGAGTTGCTGACTGGCTAAATTTTTGCCTTTGGCTTCGACTTGTATATCAAATTCAGGAGCGAAAGACAGTGCCCAGTCATTCACAGCCGAATTCCAACAGAAATCGCTGTGCGCCCGTAGTTGTTGTTTTTTAAAGCCTCTAGCAAGAAGGTCAGCCAATTGGGGTCTAGTGTGTCTATCATGGTCAACCAAAAGATCTTCGCGGCTAGTTGAAAAATGCAACACAGGACGAACACCGCGCCAGCTGTCAATAACCCGATTTGCACGGGGGTCTTGTGCTTCGATATATTCTCCTGTGTTGATCCAGTGGTGATGTATATCCAATACCAAAGCCACATGCTGAGCCACAGCCAAAGTAGTGTCCAATCCATTTGTTATCTCGTCATTCTCGATGGTTATCAAGTTCCTAGCCTCGGGGGTCAGACGACCCAGAGTCTTGAGGAATTTAGCGGGACCACCTTTGCCCGATAAATGCACATTAATCTTGAATCCTGAATCATGCCAGGTGGCACCATAGCCCATCCACCGCGCCATGTCGGCATGATATTCAAATTCTAGTATGCTTCGTTCCACAATTTCATCTGACTCCGAAGCCAGTACACAAAACTGACCAGGATGAAAACTCAGTCGCACACCAAGACGTCGAGCAGTTTCGCCTACAGGTGCAAATATTCGAGCACAGTGATCTTGGATTTCTTGTCGTTGCCACCAATCTATCCACGAGGGTTCAGTGTAGCCTTGTAGCATCTCTGATCCCAGTCGTACCATGCGTCTGTTTTCGGGCAAGGTGGCCACACGCTCAATCAGTCGCACAGCAGCCGAGGCATTGTGATTCATAATGTCCCACTGGCGTTGTTCAGCTTCGTTTCGATGCTCACGAAGCCAACGCATGGTAGTGGAACGCCCGTTAAGGTCTCGATCTTTGGCATTGACTTTCATGCCACCAGTTTCACTGGGGTCATTGAGCCATTTACAACAAAAACCAATACGTGGAGAGATAGGTGTAGTCATACTGTAATTATACAGCATTTTTGAATTGCAGTCAACCGCGTTCTAGGTCTAGTGTAACACAATGGAAACCGCCGCCCAAAGTACGTGAATGACGCAATTCCAGTGGGATCACTTCAAATTGGTAGGCTTCTAGAGTCTTGATTAATTCGGTTTGTTTCCGATCGCAAATCACTGTGTGCGGATCAACCACCAACATGTTCATGGCTATCCATTTTGATGCATAAGGATACTGATAAAAATCCTGGGCCACTACATCATTGATCCAGATCTTGTGCCAACCATCAAACACATGTGGGACCGTGTCAAAACTAACACGGCTGCCGTTGAGCATAACCAGGCCTTCTCTTAAAGGCACAATGGTTGAGTCAATGTGTACCCCAGAATAAAAATTGCACAATTCAATTTCTACATCGGGAAACACATCACAAAGCCATTCATATGCTCGACGATTACCACTTGCTGACTCTAAAAACAACATTCGGTCACCCAGCCTGCACACGTTGGCGGCATCCAAAATCATGCCTTCGTTGCGCGGCATAAAATGATAATTTTTGGCTTCGTCCACAATGCTATGATAGCATTGCAGTTCCATGTCTCTACAAGGGTACATCATGGCAGGATCTACAATGGTATCACCGTACACCAGGAGCCTGTCACGTGGGCAATAATTGTACATACCATCGTGAACTTGAAAGTTGAGTGGATCCGGGCGAACAACTTCTACGCCTAGGCTCATCAGGGTCGTCGCTAGACCATTCAAATCTTCGTTGGTTTCTTCAATTATTCTCTGGGGCACGGGCCCACGTGGAACAGGCGATTCTTTCCAAGTTGTTTTTTCTCCCTCTCGGGAAAACACAGGATCATTTACTGGCCAATTAGCATCAGTGGCCGAACCCACCACTATACGTTTTAATGGACTCCATTCGTTGTAACTATTAATCATACCCATCCAGTAATTTGTAGTGTGTATCTAGGTTCTGGCCCAAGATTAGCGGCCATGTGTGACACATCATACTGCCATTCGACCACATCACCTGCTCGCCAATTGACCCTGGGTTCATTGTTGCCTTCAAAATAGTGACCAGATTTCCAGTCTTCCAAGAACACAATGGCTCTGCGTATGCGTTGCTCTTGTCCTTTGAGATTGAATAACTCAACATAACGCAGATATAAGTCACTGTGTGTGGGCAAGATTGTACCGGTTGCCATTCTATAGTAACTGGTACCAATGTCTTTCCAGCCCATTTCTGAATAAATTTCAATAAACTTATTATTCCAACTGGGTTGGGGACTACGCATGTCGCACATGTCTCCAGTGAACTGATTGGCATAGCCTTGAGCAAGCCAGCGCTCTAGGTTTTCAACGTCATTAAACGTTTCGTTGATGTAGTCAAGATTCTTAAACTCATCATCCCAAAACTTTGGAATGTGATATTTAAGAATTTCGTGTATTACCATAGTGTACAACTTCGATTTGTTTGGTTGACTTGAGTTTACGCCATGGATCGACAATCATGGAACCATCGGGGATGGCACAATAGGGCTGTGTCTTGTCTTGTTCGCCTGTGTATTCATAAGTGATTTGACGGTCATGCGCCCACAAAATAATACTGGGTACGTCAATACTTTCAACTACTTGGTCCTGGTTGTCTGCAAGTGGGTCAATGTAAACCACTGACCTGCCTTCCTGCTCAACATAGTGTCCAACCAATGTTGAGTAACTACCGATACAGTATTCAACGTCGGGCTTGTATGCTTTGCCGTGTATAACAATAGGCATGTTGTCGTTCATTACACTGAGGTCAACAAGGTAGTGTGCCAAGTTCTTGGCTTGGATTTCACGAGCATGCATTACTGTGTCAAACAAGTCGTAGCCAATGTTGTATTCTTTGGCTAACCAGCGTAGTGCAATGTTGTCGCGTGGGTGGCAAGCACCTGCATCGCCCATGCCTGCTGTCATGTATTTAGGGCCCATGATACGCATGGTGCTACGTGCCAGTGCCGATGTGACAACGTCAACATTGATGTTGCCAATGCGTAGGGCAAAGTCTTGAATCATGTTCACTAAACCAACTTTGGCTGAAATGAATGTGTTGTAAAAGATCTTCATTGCTTCGCACTCATCCCAGGTACCAATTTCATAGCGTGGATCGTTGACCATCATTGTTTTATACAAGTCAATCAGCTCACTGGCAAGTGCGTTAGGATTGCCGTCCTCTGTACCAATCATGACCATCTCAGGGTTGACCATGTCCCACTTCACACTTCCCATGGCAATCAAATAGGGATTGTACAAGAACCGGTGTTGCTTGTCTAATAGTGGAACAAACTTCTTGCGTGTTGTGCCCGGTAATACTGTGGAAATCAGCACAACTTTCTTAGATGAACGTGCATACTTGTTGACATTTTTAATAGCATCGATTACAGCATCATGACCAAAGTCTCGAGGTTCCATGTGACTGCTGGGAACAGAACCATCATAGCCTTCAGCGTGTGGCGTAGGCACTGCAATAAAAATCCATTCACTTTCATTTACAAGTTCATCAATATCACAAACTTTTACTGAGTCGCTGACTCGCGGGTAAATATCGTAGCCTCTGACTTCGTGCTTTTCAGCCATGACTTCAGCACAATCAAGACCCAGCTTGCCAATACCAATAAAACCAATTTTCTTCATATGAGTGTTCCTTTAGATCGATTATATAACTTTTTGCACGATGTATGCAACCGCGACGATATCATAATTTATCGCTTTTATCCACATGGCTCAAGAAAATTACAAGATCTAATTCCACTTGATAACGAATACAAAAAGAAAGACTGGTTTACGCAAATGACCAGCCCGTACATGATATTTCATGATCAAGAAATTTTGATATATCGGTTGTACAATTTAGAAAATTTTAAGCAGGTAATTGATCAGAGATTCCAACACCATTCTTGTGATGAATTAAAAAATCTCATTGCCAGCATGCATTTACGAGCCTGTTTACTTACACCAATGGCGGTTTATGATCAGGTACTGCTGTGCCATTCTGAAAAAAATAGTCAAGACCTTGATCTTTATCAACAAAATGGATTCATTGGTGTGTACTACTGGAGTCATGCTCTTATCGCCAGAGATTGGTTTAGATTTGCCCAACTTGATCCCATGCTCAAACCAGATTTTAATCGCATTGTTTATGATTTTTTGATCTATAATCGTGCCTGGAAAGACAGACGAGAATATCGATTGACTTTTGCAGAAATGTTGGCCAACAAAAATCTGATTCCTTGCTGTCAAATGTCATTTTCGGAGATGGATAGCGGGTTACATTATACTCAATACGCATTTATTAATCCTAATCTTGCTATTTCTCGCAATGACTTACATACTTTGTATCCGGTAAATTTAAGTCAGGCCAATTACAGTGCCGATTACAATGGCCAAGATTATGCTAGCTCAGCAATCGAAGTAGTGATGGAGACCTTGTTTGACGACAGTCGACATCACTTGACTGAAAAAATCTTGCGCCCAATTGCATGTGGGAGACCGTTTATATTGCTTTCTACTCCGGGCAGTTTACAGTATTTAAAACAGTATGGATTTGAAACATTTGATGGTTTAATAGATGAAACATATGACAGTATATCTGACTCCCGGCAACGTCTAGAATTTATTGTACAAGAGCTAGAAAGAATTTCTACTATGAGTTTGGATGAAAAAAAATCACTATGGACGCAACTGTACGCAATTGCAGAACGCAATAGACAATTGTTTTTTTCAGATGAGTGGCAAGATTTTATTGTAAAAGAATTTAAAGATAATTTTAATTCAGCACTAACACAATTAACTGCTACAGCAAAATACGAAAAAGAACTAGATCGCATTGCATTGACTGATACCGAGCTAAGACTCAAAAGATGCTGTGATGACCCTTCGGGAGATCCAACAATAGAAACTCGTAATAGATTAAAAGTTTGGATACAACAAAATAATGATCATTCTATTGTTTCAGAGATATCAAACCATCCCAATCATCCGAGGGCGGGTTTTCTTTAAGTTGCATCACACGACTCAATAGATTAGTATAAAATGAGTCAACTTCACCATTCCAACGACCCATAAGACCTTCTATTGCATGCTCACAATAATTCCATTGCCGTTGACGATAAAATTTCACAAGATCAGCATGGATTTTTTTATAGTCTTCAAGTGTGGCAAACTCTGACAGAGGTATAGTTTCTACTACACAATAGGCAGTGTGCATCTCTTGATTGGGCATACGAAATGTGTCCAACTCCAGTATAGTAAAACTATCGGGGATCTCTTTGACAGCGTCTCCAAATATTACGTTCATGTTGTTTCCTTTTAAATATATATCATGAGTTTTGTATTTGATTTAATTTCTGATCTACACATAGAAACCTGGGATCAATTTGATTGGCATCATCAAGCCACTAGTCCTGTGTGCGTAGTTGCTGGGGATATTGCTCGAGACCGAGACACAGTTACACAGACACTTCGACATCTTGGACAATGCTATCAAGCGGTATTTTATATAGATGGCAATGATGAACATTATAATTATCTTGAAGATCTTGGTTCCAGTTACAGTGATCTTGCGCGACGACTCAAACGCATACACAATATAGTATATTTACAAGATAATGTAATAATTATTGACGGAGTCGCTATTTTAGGTACCAATGGTTGGTTTGGATTTGATTTTGACTTGGGACTAAATCCGGAGCAAGTAGATCAGTGGGTACAAGAAAAATACAGCATGAGCGCACAAGCCACCAAAAACATAGCAAGGCTTAGCAACAACGATGCTAGCTACATGATTAGGAGTGTTCAAAAACTGCAACGTCATGCGGATGTTAAAAAGATTGTAATGGTTACTCACACAGTACCTGATCCAGCCTTGATTGCCCATGACATTGATCTAGAGGGCAGCATGAAATTCAATACCATGGGCAACAGACTCATGATGCAGGCCATGGCGGCTGATACTGAAAACAAAATTCACACCTGGTGTTTTGGCCACTATCATGGTGCTGTAGACCAAACACGGTCAGGCATTCGTTTTGTCAACAACTGTCGTGGACGGCAACACACCAAGTATTCTCAACATGTGTACTATCCACGACGAATTATAGTTGATTTTTAACTGGCAGTTTCCGGTTCGAGCTTGATCTGCAACGGATAGCTTTGTGCTCGTGCCAGCATGGTTACTTCTACACCTTTTTGCTCAGCAATTTCATACGGTAATACCGCCACAATTGCTGACCCAGATTCATGAATGTCAACTGTAATTTGCTCTGCGGTTTCTGTTGTGTAGTTAAAGTATTCAATCAACGACTCAACCACAAATTCATACGTGGTTTGATTATCGTTAAGATAGACCACACGGTACAAGGGAGGCTCTTGCACAGATTCTAAAGGTTTGATTCTAGTTTTGGTTTCGCTTTGTGCCATGTTGTTTCCTTGTAATCAGTAGGGACACCTTGTCCCTACTGTATTTACTATTATATCAAGAACTATATGTAATAGCAATGGTCTTTGGCTTGGCTTCTTCAGGTACTTCACGTCGCAAGTGAACGCTGAGAATACCTAGTTCAAGATGGGCATTGCTAATTTCCACATGATCTGCAAGTTGGAATTCGCGACGGAAATCTCTATTGCTGATACCTTTATGCAAATAGTTTGGCACAATCTTTTCGCTGTCAGATTGATACTCTTTGCCTTCGATGATCAAGAAGTTTTTGTCCTTGGTCACAGAAAGATTATCAAGCCCAAAGCCAGCCACAGCAAGACTAATTGTGTACTCATCTTCATTGACTTGTACAATATTGTAAGGTGGATAGTTTGTGCTGGATTGTTGAGCACTCACACGCATGAGCTCATCAAACATGTTATCGAAACCGATACCAAATTTGGTGAGTGCGGGAATGTCGAAAGAACGCAGGGTAAGAGTTTTTGTCATTTGTTTTCTCCTTTATAAGCAAGATGACTTAATGTAGCCCCACCATGGGCACTACATTGTTATTTATTATACACGATTCATTGGTTCTATAAAACGATAATTGGCAAGATAGTGCCGCATATTTTCACTTTTTGGGTTCCAAGTGAGAGCAAAAACGGTATAGTATTCTTCTTTATCAAATGTAACTCTTACGGTCCATTTGTGTATTTTTTTGTTGTAGGGGATATTGTGCTGATCACTCCAATCATGGAGATTGCGGTTTAATACTGAATTTATATATTGTGCAGCCATTCCACCTGCACCTGTTGGCAGCTGAAACTCAATGTACATCAGTAGAGTTTTTTAGGCAAACTTTGCTCTCTAATTTTTTTCTGCCAACGATTACATGCTGCTGACTTTTTGCGTTTGCGTTCTGTGGTGGGTTTTTCGTAAAATTCTTTGGCTCGAACATCATCTAAAATACCTGATGTTTGTATTTTCTTTTTAAATTTACGCAGAGCACGGTCTACATTACCGTCTGAGACCAATACTGATCTACCCCTTAACTTTTCCATTTGCTTCCTTTAATTCTGTAGGAGTATTTACCTGGTCTGCATCAATATACACGTGGTTTACTCCTTGTCTTCGATAGCGGGCTAGGTAAAACATGTGTGGCAATAATACTCGTTCAAGTTCTGAGTGCAATCCACGTGCGCCTGTTTTATTTAGAATTGTACGATCTGCAATCATTTCCAAGGCTTCGGGGCTAAATTCTAATTCTACTTGATCTTGTTCAAACAGCCACGAATATTGTTCTATATAACTGTGCTTGACATCCAACAAAATACGGATCAAATCTTCTTTGTTGAGTTCGCTCAGTGCAACCCAACTTGGAAAACGTCCCACAAACTCTGGAATCATACCAAACTTGATCAAGTCTTCTGGTGTGGTTTGATCCAAGTGTGTTTCTGTGTTGTTTTTGACCCGGGCACTAAATCCAATCGAAGTTCCGCGCACACGATTCTTAACTAGATTATCCAAGCCAACAAATGCTCCGCCGGCAATAAACAAAATGTTGCTGGTGTCTATTTCTACAGTTTCTCCCGAAGGATGTTTACGACCACCTTGTGGAGTGATTCTACACTTGGTACCTTCTACCAATTTTAGCAAGGCCTGTTGAACACCTTCTCCGCTGACATCTCTAGTGATGCTTTGACTTTCGCTACGACGGCTGATTTTATCAATTTCGTCAATAAACACAATTCCTTGCTGTGTTCGGGCAATATCACCGCCTGATGCTGCAAATAATCTAGAAATTAAACTCTCTACATCATCGCCAACATACCCTGCTTCGGTCAAACTTGTGGCATCTGCAATAACAAAAGGTACATCCAAATAACGTGCAACCGAACGTGCTAGCAATGTTTTGCCCGAGCCTGTTGGACCAAGCATGAGAATGTTGCATTTTTCAATTTCGGTATTTGTGTTGGGATTTGAGATGCGTTTATAGTGATTAACTACAGCCACACTTAAAACTTGTTTGGCACGTTCTTGTCCAATAACATATTGATCAAGATGATTTTTAATATCTTCAGGATCTAGTGCTGTTATTGCCAATGGCTTGATTATGTTTTCGTCCTTGAGCAACGTTTCACATAGTTCTACACACTCGTTGCAAATTGCAACTTCCTCGCCTACAATGAGTTTGGCTACTGCGTCCTTGTGTTTGCCACAAAAACTGCAAGTTGTTATTTGATCAATTGATTTCATGTGTTTGTATTTGATTGTAAACGCTGGGTTACTTGCTCGCGCTCAGATTCGCTTAACAAGTCTGGATCATAATGACCACCGTCAATTTTTTCAATCAAGTGATCAATATAGGCAGTATTGTAAGTATAACTGTCAGTTAGATTTTTGTCAACTACTATCCAATTAGACCCGTTGTATTTGTATAATATACTGGGCACAGAGTCTACTCTTACAAAAGTATCACCTTTAGTTGGATCTGTGGGAAAGTTTATCCCAAATCCACTTTTTGTTTCGTTTGGGGAAATATTATTATCTGCTATCAACTGCATCCAAGGTAATTCTTTTATTTCTCCTCGAATAAATTTATATCGTTGATTTTTTATTGTGTCATTGGGATTTTGACTTTTCCATTTTTTGATTGCGGTCTTGATCGCCTGATTAGTTTCTGGTTCTTCATCCGATTCATCCTCAGGTTGTGCTACCACGGGTTCAAGATTTTTAAAATGTGGGAAACCTTTGTTTAGGTAAGGATGCTGTTCCAACAGTGACTCAGGCTCCTTTTGCTCATTGTTTGTGCGAGTAAACATCCAGCCAGGAGGATGTGGATCTTGGTTTAATGCTTCAATTTCTTTCTTTTCTTGCTCTGTTGGCGGTTCCCCAACGTCGGCAATCCAGGCGTCAGGTTTATTTCCTTCTGCAGGAGGTACTATACTCATAGCTGGACGATCGTCGTCATGCACCCATCCACCATGGCCTCGTCGCGCCCACTCAAATTGTTTGTTAGCCGCCAGAATTAAAGTCAATGCTAGTGGGTCAAACACCAGCACAATCATTATGATGACCCAACGCACAGCACGTTCAAGAATATTTTGATCGGGATTGTCACCATAGATCAATGCGGCAATGTATTTTATAGGACCGACCTCGGCTTCTATCTTGCGATTCTCCGCAGCCAAGGGCGCTCGTTCTTCCAAGAGCTGACTAATTGTTTTCTGTTCGGTGTCGATTTCTTTAAGAAGTCTAGCCCGTTCCCTTTGTTGTGTGCGGCGAATCTGTACAGCCTTGTCGGCACCTTTTTCGTCTGTTGAGCGACCCATGACCTGGTCCACCGCTTCATCCATCTGTTTAAGAGCTCGACGGTTAACATCTATATTGTCCTTTGATACTTTGATTTTTTCATCATATATGGCTATCTTGGCCAGGCTATCACCACTGACTAGGTTTTGATCTGAGTGTGCTTTTGATAGATAACCAAAAATGCCCATGCTGGTCAACAGCATCAAAAAGGCCACCGCTGGTATTAGATACAGTTTAAACATTATACCGGCACGCCGCCAGTTATTGTGTAACCATACCGTGGCAACAATTTTGCCAAGTTCTAGACTGGCGCCCATGATAATAACTGGTATCACCGCCGCAGAAAAAATTGCGGTTAAGCCAGCCACCGAATAATAAGCCGCCACCACGCTGAGTAAAAGAGCTGTGGATAAAATGCCAAAACCAAATAACATAGATCTTTATTTATTGGTGGACGAGACTGGTATCACAGCATGTTTAATCCCTATCCAAGTACCAAAATTAGAATCTGGCACTTCAAACCAAACCTGTAGAGATTTTGATGAGTCCCAGGCTATGAGTTCTAGCCTACGTCTAATGCCGCGTTGGCCTCGCCAGTTCTTGCCAAATTGTAATCGTGCTTCTCGCATGATAGTATACCACTGGTCAAGACTTTTGAGTTCAAAATAAAATTTGTGCATGGGCAAAGGCGTTACTTTAAGAGAGTCGGTTGATTCAAACATGCTCTGCGCAGGGGCCTGAATTTCGACAGACATATACATATCCTTTCACTGTTTGGTTCCAACACGCATACCCTGGGGTACCAGCCCAGTTTTGACTCATTGCTGAGTCCTTGGACAGTGTCTCAACCTACGGGATTTAAGCCTATTTGTGCCACGGAAATCGCAGGCCCGGGATTAATCCCGCGACTCCATTAAACCACCCAATCTCTCTGTCCATGCACACAGTAATTATACACGAACATTGTCAGGGTGTCAACAATTGTCACTCATCTTCGAAGTCACTGACATTGCCGTCTTCGTCGGCAATGATAATACGACTGTTGCCATCTTCGTCGGTGATTTCCAGTGGCCCCCAGACGTACACATCGGTGTCATTTAGATACCACTCATCGTCATCTTCTAGGCTCCAAGCACCATTTTCATCAATGAACTCCATGAGTTCAACTTCTTGTTCCTCACTGACGCCGGTGATTTCAACATCGCCCCAACAACCACCATCTGACATTTCAATCAACTCTGAGTCACCAATATTGGGACCACTTAGACTGTTCATGTTCAAACTGTCTTTGGCAGTATTTCCGCCGGGCACAGTGGTAAACTCAAATTGCGGAAACTCGCCGTCTGTGGTTTCTACTGAGTATTCACACCAGCGGAATCCGTCAGTGACCAAGATGCGGCCATTGCCGTTGTTTTGGACAAAATGCTCATGCTGTTCACAAGACTTTTTGTGATAGGTCTTGACAGTCCACCATTTAGATTTAGATTCTTTGGGTTGTGCTGTTTCGGTTGCTTCATCGGGTCCAAAAGGCCAAGGCATAATTTTCTCCTTTATTTGCTAAGATAAGCCATCACAGTTTCTGGGCTGGTTTCGCCGTAGGGATCAGGATTGTCCGCTGAACT